GAGGAAGAGGAAGAGGAAGAGGAAGAGGAGGAAGAGGAAGAGGAGGAGGTTCAGTGGAAGAAATATGAGGGAACTGACGATATGGCCAATAAGATGAATGAGTGCATGGAGACTTGGGGAAGCTGGGAGCCCGAGACACCAGCCGAGCGCGCGTTAAAAGATTCAGTAGACAAAAGTTCTGTTTTTTGTAGGGGACAATGAGCTTTGTCCATTTTTTGTGCGACGAGGACCAGGAAGAGGAATGTGTGAAGTATCTGACTATCCTCCAGGAAGAAGAGTATGAAGATGACGAAGAGGTCTCAGGGTATAGTGGCCCAGAGGCGACCTCTCAGATCGATGAGTATCCCACGGAATCTCATATAGTTCCTTGGGAACCAGACGGATTTTTTTTCACATTCATATAATAAATGGCGTCCATGATTGGTGATATTGCTGTTCAGCTCGAGACTCAGTCTCTGAATTCCGTGATCGCCGGTTTCTCCTTCGCGTCGGCCCTTGGCTGGTATGCGGTCGTCAAGACCCTGGTGGCGATGACCGTCAAGGCTGGCAAGGATGGGATCCAGCACGACCTGATGGCGGCCGTGGTTACGACTCTGCTAGCGATCATCGTGTTCCTGGTCGTCAAGGCACTCGCTCGCAACATCAAGATTAACGAGCCCAGCCAGACGGTCTTCGCGGTGACCCGCTAAAAGAGCGGAAAGCTCAGGCCATCGAGGGTCCACTGTTGGCCGTTAGCAGCGCTAACGAACGTAAGAACTGTATTCGGGCTTTGGTGTGCTCCATTGAAAATATTTAATGCAGAAGTCGTGATGTTATAAACTGGAAATTTACGAAAATTCACAGTATCATATTGAAATTCACTGGGCCATCCAAAAAATGCGGAACCAGTTGCTGTAGATGTTATAGAACCTCTAAAATGAATAATATGAAAAGGGTCTATGTAATAATATGCATTTGTCGTATCAACGTTACTGTTAACTGTTATCGCTGTCCAAGTAAATCCGGCACTCGGAATCAATTTAGTAAAATTTAAATTATTAAAAAAACCGTTGTTCCAAACATTGGCACTAGATCCAATGTTCGAAGAGGATGATATAGTATCAATATTCCCTCCCGAAAGAAAGTTACCATTTGTATACAGTATATACCCATCCACAGGTTGCTCTCCAACACCAGTGCGACCAAGGCGTGTGTCACCACCCGATACATACAATTTATAGTCAACGGTTGCAGATATACCTATCCCAACACTTCCGTTATTCGTCAGGGTGCCGGTCGTGACAACATTTCCAAAGTTTGTCACGGCCGTCGTCATTTATATTCTTGAATAATATTAAATGTCCAAAGCTCTCGCATTTGTCCTGTTCTTCCTTGTTGCGAACCCCATGACCTACAGCGTCACGGGCAGCCTCCCAGTGCTCGGCCCCCTCATCACCGACAACTCCGGTATGCCGACCCAGGTGGGCGTCCTGGTCCACGCACTCGTGTTCGTTCTTCTGATGCACCTTCTATCGGGCTTCATGAAGAAGTAAACTTCTCGAGTGTATCGTTCAGAGCCTGTCTGAAAGCTCCCTTGACCGTCTTGAACCCTTGATACTCAGCCAGGGTCGCCAGGAGACCCTGACAAATGTCTTGGGCATTTCTCCGTTCTTGCTCAAAAAGATTATATAAAAATCCCTGATTTTCAGGACCGAGGTCTGCCCAGGCAGTCTCGGCCCTCTCCCATAAGACTTTTGGTTCCAATTTAGAATCAAAATTCCTTTGGATCGAGTCACACATGAATTTATATTCAACCTGGGACTTTCCAGAACGTTCGAACGTGTGTATGACCTCTTCGTCCTTTATCAAACAAAGTTCACCATCTATTATCTCGGCCAGGATTTCCATCCTATGAGTAGTTTTCATTAAAATTATTTAATTTAGGCTCAAAATATCCATAGAGAATGCCCAATCCATTCCATTGTTATTTAGGATGTAGCCCAGAAAGTCCCGGACGGTCACGTTGAGACGGTCGACACGAGGACCCCTATCGGAGACCAAGAGTTTCTGCTTATTCTGAGAAGCCTCTGTCCAGTATATAGTGTTCGAGCTGACATTGTTCATAGGAATTTTAAATGTAATTTGATTCGTCTCTTGCGAGGACTGTGCTAAATTTTCAATCCATATGGTTATATAGTTATCAAAATTCAGTAACCAGTTGTAGGTCGCGGGTATAGTGAATCCAGACAAGCCCTGGGTTGGTGTGTAACCCATAAAAGCCAAGAAAGAGTTGGGTGTCGGGGGTCCGAAAGTGCCTGACGCGGGAGCCCCAGGACCTCCGGCCACTGACACGAAGCCCCAAGGAGAACTTTGGTCGATATTGTTCGAACTAATATTTAAATGAAGACCACCCCACGCAACTCCATATGTAGTTGAAGGATCTCCAGGAGCAAACTCTCCTTGATTTGTGAACGGAACAGTCATTCCTATTGCGGTTACTATACTTTCTGGCATCTGAATATCAATTATAGCCGTGGTGCCTTGTGCCGAGGTTACATTCCAGTTATATTGACCACCAGAGAAAGTTACGGAATAAAATCCATCCAAATTTGGAAATAAATTGCGATTGAATATATCTTCAATATTATAGGTCCCATTCGTAAGTGTCACCGGACGATTATGATTTGCATAACCACCATCAACCCATTTTTGTGTAACGACTATAAAACTATTATTCGTATTATCGATCAGTATAGTTCCGTCGGGAGGTCCGGGTGCCGGTGTAAAGACCGTCGGTGAAGTATTCGAAAACTGGCCCAGAGTTGATAAAGGTGTTGTTTGATTGACGGTCGCTAAATTTAACTCAGAAATCGTGTTATAGTTTCCGGGAGTTATAGTGTAGTTGACCGAGTTATATGTAAAAGTGTTATAGGGCGCCCGGATATTGTAGAAACCTATAGGGATCTGAGCATTCTGTAGAGAAATTTCACGGAGGGCCCGGTGCCTGTTTCCCAGAAGTATATTACAGTTGAAAGGATTTCCATTCTGCTTCGTGACCCTCGTATCATCCGAGGTGTCCAGGTGAAGTTGCGAAGGACAAAGCATTATATTATAATGTGAGTAGAAAATATATGGAACAATTGTTTCACTTTCACACGGGCGCTGATGGAGTGATAAAAGTAAATGGAAATCCATTTGATTGTTCAATTTTACTCAAAAATATGTATACTGTTGAGGAGGTCGGTCTGGAGACGGTCGAGATGGCCCACGGCTTCTACAACATCAGAAGCCCCTTCGACACTTTCACGGTCGACGGAAGCTCTTATTCAATTCCGGCCGGAAATTATACGATCGATACTTTGCTGGCCGCAATGTCGACTGCCTCGGGCTATACTTTCGAAAAGGTCGGCGACCGTATTATAAATGAGTATGCTACAGAAACTGTTATATACGGATTTAATACTGATTTTGCCGCTCCATATCAAACAGTATCTAACAATGGTCTGACGGTCACCGCATTACCATCTATGTGGTTGGGCCAGCAAGAACCTACGATGCTATCTCTATATAAAATTCCGCCAGGTGTCCAGGTGATGTTTTCGGTCAAGGCTGGCTATGTTCCTAATATTCAAGGATTCACTTGTGTCGGCCTCGCATCGAATGCTTTTATTGCTGCAGGATATACGACAACTTATTTATCTGGAGGAGACGGCACAAATAGTGTGGCGTTTTTTGAAGATGGTTCATATTTGTCATCTGCGGGAAATCAGAATCCAGGATTTACTTCTGGGTTTACTACGGGCGACATAATAGATCTGATGTTAGAAACTACATATTTCAATATAAAGATGCGGGTAAATGGAGGACCCTGGTCGAATAAACAAAATTTCTCTTTTATGCAAAACCAGGAACCATATTATTTCGGTGTTTGTGTATATGGCGACGACGGCGGGGCCGGTTCAATGACCCTTCAGACCACGGCCCTATACCCCCCACCATCTGGGTATAATTTCGTTTCACCTTTACTCGATACAATCAAATGGGATTCAATTATGCTGACCCCTGATTATTATCTCACGAACTCGGATAAAACCGTGAACGCAACAAGCATATTACCACCAACATCTATGATAACAAATTACCCTATTTCTGATGGTTCCAAAGTAATGTTTTCCTTAAATATGAATAGTAATGCAGAATCAAATTATAATTTTTTAGGAATAGGAAATCTAAACTTCAAACAGTATGATTCAAAAAATGTTCCTATAAATATTGTCAGTTCAAATTGTGTATCAATCTTCCAACATGATGGAACTTTTAATAATATATATGTTAGCGGGGAACCTCTCGGAAATAGTCCCGGGTGGAATTCCGGTGATACGGTCGATGTCTGTATAGATACAAACAATTATCTCCTATGGTATAGATCAAACGGGGGTCCGTGGAGTGCAGATAATTCCGGAGCTAGTTATCCGAATAATGCCGGTCCCACATGGAACGGCCCCGGAAATCCTGCGGTAGGGGGTGGTGGAGCGTATTTAGCTTACCTTAATACAGCCCCTCCATATTATTTAGGTATAACTATCGACTTTTCTTCTTCGGCGACAATTCAGACCACGGCCCTATACCCTCCCCCGACCGGATTTACCTTTATCCCCCAGCCTCCGGCTCAGGGAATTCTAACGGTCACTCCAAATTCTCTTCTGAATTTGTTAGGTTACTCAATCGGACATCCGAGTGGAACATCTACGAACAGTTATTCATTCCCGTTCGACAAGTATATAACGATATGGATGGAAAACATAGGAACCTCCTCGAACGAAAATCAAAAGATTACGTATAAGGTTCCGATCAGTTCCGCAAAAACTTTCTGGTCAAACAACTCGTTTAACAAACAAATAGTTATGAATCAAAATAGCCAGTTCCCTCTGAATCGTCTGAACATTCAGGTCCTCGACCAATTTGGAAATAAAATGAATAATAATTTGGTGGACTGGTCATTTACTTTGAAAGTAAAGGGCCGCCGATGCCATCCTCAATAGTATAATCGTGCATCGAGTTCAGGACGAACTCAGAGCCTCCGCAGACCCCAGCGCCCGACAGAGCGTAGTAATCGGCACTCGGTCCAGGACCGGCCACACACTCGACGGACTGAGGAAGATCAAAGATGCTCGCGGGCATACCGGAGGCGTTCGGCCCGGGAACGGACGAGAGGGGCGAGGGAGTGAACGAGCTGCCCTTACCCTGGAGCAGAACATAGAGAATAGCCAGCAGAAGCGTGATAATGATGGCGTGAACGGCAACCTTTCCAATCTTGAGTGCCATTTAACTTTTACAAATATTATTTTCAAGAACGCGTTAAAGACTTGATGCACTTTTCTTTAAATAGATCAGATGGACCTGACCTTTGAGAGTGCTGATGGACCGACCCTAAATATGAATGACGACGAGACCAAAATTTTAGATGAGATTTCTGTTCAGCTTCCCGAGAAGAAGTCGATCCCCCTGAAGCCCAAGCCGGCCCGGCCCAGTCCCTTTTCCCGACGGGCCCCGGCTCCCCAGCAGGAGGTAGACCCTTCTGAGGGTCTCGATATGTTTATGAACCCAGGAAAGCGGACCGCTCCCCCTCCGCCGCCTGTTGAGGAGTATGATGGGGCCGATGAGGAAGGCTACGAGGACGAGCCTGAACGGCAAGCTCAGTTCAGCTCGGGTCCCCAGGAACCTTCCGAGGGCTACAAGACCATCGAGGACGAGAAGGCCGACCTTTTGAACAAGATTACTCGGCTTAACAAGAAGGGCATAAACTCGAGCCAGCGTCTGACGATCTATTCTGATATTGAAGAGATCCGGACCGAGTATAAGCGAATGACCTATGGCATCGAGGTGGAGCGCTCGATCAAGTTTCAGCGTCGAATGCTCATTGCGTGCGTGACGGGTCTCGAGTTTTTGAACGACAAGTTTGACCCTTTCGATGTTGAGCTGAATGGCTGGTCCCAGAATATGATGGAGAATGTAGAGGATTATGATGGAGTCTTTGAGGAACTTCATAACAAGTATAAGACCAAGATTCAGGTCGCTCCCGAGGTGAAGCTTCTGATGATGGTCGGAGGGTCCGCAATGATGTTTCACCTGACCAACTCGATGTTCAAGGCGGCCGTCCCGAACGTCAGTCAGGTCATGAAGCAGAACCCGGACCTGATGCGTAATATGGTCGACGCGGTCCAGCGCTCTCAGGCTGACCAGCCTCAACAGGGCACCGGGAGGGACATGCGTGGCCCCGGAATGGACTTTGGTTCTCTGATGAGTATGATGGGACCGGCACAGCCGATGGCGACCCGCACAGGTCCTCGCGTGGAGGATGCCGAGTCCGTTTCTGATATCGTATCGATGAATGATGAGGGTGGCGATACAAAGGAGGTCCGGGTCGGAGGTAAGAAGCGGGGACCCAAGGGGGCCAAGAAAAATGAAGTCTCTCTCTAAGAAATTTCTTTACTAAAATTAGTAGATGGCATTGTCCTATGCACCATTTGATTCCAGGCCGCCCGTCAGCACAGAGCCTCCGCGCCAGCCTCCCCCTCTCCCTGATAATTCAGAGTGCAATTATATAGCCATGTTTTTCGTAGGGGCCATTCTCTTGATGGGTCTGGTCGATGCTACAAGGAGGCATTAAATAAATGTAAAGTTATAGTAATATGACAACTCTGGCAACCTTGCTGGGTTGGACGAATGATGATATCATCGGTGACGCAACATATAGGTATCAATTTCCATTTGATACCTATATTATCGTGTATATAGAGAACATCGGATCATCCTCACAGGATTCCAATAAAATTACTTATAAAATTCCATATGATCAAGCAAGTTCTACAATTTACTGGACCAGGAATAATCAGAATACACAGAAAGTATATAATGCCGGGAGCATTTACCCTTTTAATCGTCTGAACATAAAGGTCTTTGACCGTTACGGGAACCCACTGAACAACAATGGGGTCGATTGGTCATTTACTCTCAAAATTCAGGGACAGTATATCCATATCAACACGGCCCTTGTGGGTTCCGGGGCCGAGATTGCCGGTCCGCTCGTGACGAAGAACGGGGACTCATTTAACTGTTCTATTCTTTTTTCGAGAAAGTATGTGGATGTCCGGGAGGTTTCGCTCGAGACGGCCGAGATTCCGGTCGGTTTCTACAATATGCGCGCGCCCTACAACACAAACAGAATTCTGACGGTCCCACCGGGAAACTACAGTATAACTTCTCTTATGAATAAGCTCGACGCCATCTACTACATAAACCCGGCCACTGGAATAATAACCCGCCCGACGATGAAAAATACAGGGCTCCCGATGAGCAATCTTCTGGCGGCCAACTCAAGAAGTCAGCTGTATTTCGGGTCATCAAATTGGATTATGGAGACTGACTTTCCGAGTTATTCGACCTATTCAAATGTAGTGAATATATCTGGACACACGATAACTCAGATGAGTTTTGATACAGGGGGCCATCCAATTTTTATAGATACTTCTTCAAATTTATTATTAACAAACACTTTGACGACTCTTTATGATTTCACGTCTGATATGTCCGCAGATGAATATGCGTTGCCCCCAGCGGGTTTTAGCGGGTTTTCTGCAAATTCACGAGGGGACATTATGTTTATTGATAAAAATCGCCAATGTATGGTCCGTTATGTCAATGGACCGACTGGAATTACCTTTGATAATACTTATTTCCAAGTGGCGGCTCTGGCAATTACGGTCGATTTGGATGACCGATTATATGTTTTCAATACATCTGTATATGAAGGTCTTTATTCACTTGATGTATTTGACCCAGACATGAATTATTTATACACAATCATAAATTTTTCGAACTTGCCGGTCCTTCCGCCCACGAATATAGCGTATTTAACGGTGACGTCAGATTTTATAGTTTACGGGGTTCAGAACACTCCAACCTTTGCGGTCGTTCTCATGAACACGGGAGTTGTCGTTACTATAGATTATTTACCTACAAATAAGACGTGCACAGGTATGGTCGCAATTGATAATAGATATTTAGTTTTCACATTTTTAGGAGATTACAATTTTTATATTTGGACCATACAATAACCCTTTACGGGGCCCGCCGGCGGTTCGCCCGTGTCGAACCCGAGTTCTCTATAAATTGCGGACCTCTTTCCATACATACTAAAAAATACTGACCATTGATCAACTATATCAATTATAAGAGGAGTATTGACTTTTCCGGGAGTTTCTCTCATAATTCGACCTATAGATTGTTTGATATCTGATTTGGGAGTCGAAAGCACAACAGTGTCTAGAGCCGGAATGTCGAGACCTTCATGGGCCAACTGAAATGTAGCAATAACTATCGGTCTCTTTGCGGATTCCTCGAGTTCCGATTCTTTCATTCCGCCTATATACAAACCAGACTTAGAGCCAAATTTGTCTTGTAATTCAAGACAATGGCTGCGGCGATCGCTGAGAACCAGGACGCGCCGGCCCTCCTTGCAAGCCCCGAGGACCTCTCGGATGATGAGATCATTCCGATCAGGAATATCTACGAGGATATTGATCATTTCGGCCATGTTAATTTTTCCAAACCGCGTTACCGGTGGAGACTCTTTGAAAGCCTCGTTCGTATATTTAAGCGCCGAGACCCGAGTAGTGATCTGACAAGACCGTTCTACTCGGAAGAACTCGGGTCCCAAGAACCAATACAAAAGCCGCGTCAGTCCATCTTTTCTTTCTGGCGTCGCAGTAAGCCCGAGAGTGAATCGTGGACATATTTTGAACATAAATTGTGAAAAGGCGGGCGCACCGATGTGATGGGCCTCGTCCACAATCAAAAGTCCGATAGAATCGAACGCGCTCTTTTCAAACTCTCTTTGACACATGGTCTGTATGAGAGCTATTACGAAATCCTTCTCGATATCGAACGTGTCTCCTTGGACCCGTCCAATAGTCGCACCCGGACAAAATTCTTTAATTTTTTGGATCCATTGATTTGCGAGGAACTCTTTGTGAACAACGATCATAGTTCGAACCTTTAGCTGCCCAGCGAGGGCCAAGGCCACGGTCGTCTTGCCGAACCCACAAGGGAGTGAGAGAACGCCCCCACCCTTTTCACGGAAAGCCCGGAGGCCACTGTCGAGCGCTTCGGGCTGTCGAGTCGCCTCTCGGAGTCGTCCGGTAAAAGAGATGCCAGGGCACTCAACACAAGGACCTCTGGTATCTCGGGTGGGATCCCCGAACTTTTCGATACCGTAAAACCTCGGCACAATAAGAGAACCATCGGTCGTGGTCCGAAAAACTTTGAAGGAGGCGGACCGAATACCGACCGCATTTTCTATTGGTCTTACAGTGAGTTCACGTTTTATCTCTGGTCGGGACCCTATGAAGTATCCGTTCCGACAGAGCATTCCTTTAATGAATTTAGAACCCAAAATTCTAAGCCCTCCCATATCTTTTTGCTAATCTCTATTTCGACCTCATCGCCTTTGACGAGTTCCTGCACGGTCTTGAGACCCTCGACCCGACACATGACCCGACCGTATCTGAAGGGGACCTTGACGTTATAAATTTTATTTCCAATTAAGAAAATGATATACTTGCGCCCGGCAGCATCATAATAGGGGGTGGCCACAGTCGCCTTCATGACTTACTAAATTATTTTATATTTAAATAGTAGATATGCCGAGTAGCACGGCACCCCCAGCAGCTCCGTTGCCTGTGCCTAAAAGTTTAGACAGGTATACATTGGTCCGTTCTGGTGCCAATAGAGGGGCCGGACTCACAATTGGTTTAGGTAATTACACCCCTAATCAATGTGCGGCAGCATGCGATACTTTGACTCAATGCGCTGCGTTTGCAGTGAAAAGTGGCGACAACTGTTATCTTTACTCGGCAGACCAAAACCAGGCGAGCTCGGCTCCCGGTTTTGCAATTTATAAAAAGAATTCAGGACCTCCGGCCGATGTATACAAGGGAAAGCAGGTCCCCATAAGTTTCGCCGTGGCCAATGGGGGTGCCGCTCAGGATCAGTGGCATCAGACCGGCGGCGGGGGCTGTGGAGGCTTCAATGGTTATTTTCATATGCCCGTCAACAATTTTGGAACAGACTATAATTCACAGTGTCCAAATTTCTTCAAGTTGAGTTATTGTCCGTTAAATTTAGGAACGCCAACTTCCGGGACCTATGCAAATACGGACGGTTCCGCGTGTGATTCAAGTGGTCCCGGGTGTTCCGGTGGTGACATAAATCAGAATTTACAAAGAAAATGCAACTATTCATCCATTAACATGAGTAAATTCATTACTCCTATGGGAATATTTAATGATGCGCTCGGACAGCAGGTCCTTCAGAATGACGACTGGAAACAAGCCAAAAATGACTATTGTTCGCTTAGTCCAAATATAGATAAAACCGAATGCCGAAGCTGGCTTTCATCTGGACAGGCCGGCGTGAGTTATAATTCTCTAAAAATGAGTATTTGTAATTCTGAACCAAATTGGGGAAATGACAAAAGTTGCGTAAACGCTATCAATGGGGTCTATAAGACCGGGACGGCCGCCGAAAAGAACTATGCCTCCACAATAGTCAATGCATATTGTTCTGCAAATCCAACCTCGAATGTTTGTGCGTGCCCGAACGCAACTCAGAAAACCATAGATCAATGCATCGCGTCCCCGACCCTCCCGGGGTGCGATTCTATATCGGCAAAGGTTGGAAAACTTCGGACCCTCGGAGCAACCTTTATGTCGGCTCAGCTCAAACCATACTGCGCGTGTGATCAATGCCTGCATGCTGCAGCGAGTTCCGATGGAAACTTCCTGGCCCAACCCGGAGAGGATTGCACGGACACAATTAACGCATGTTTTTCACAAGTGAATGTGGGAACTATGTCAGATAACTCGTCCATAAATGCGAGCTGTAATATTTCAGCAATGAACGGAAGTTCATCAAACGCTTCACCGACTTCCACGACCTCGTCACCGACCTCGTCACCGACCTCGTCACCGACATCGTCACCGACGACGACCAATTCTAGTTCGGATTACACGGGTTACTATATTGGAGGGGGCCTTTTGCTGCTCTGCATATGCCTTATAATTGTGATGGTCATGATGGCCAAAAAATAATGTGGCCGATTATTAAATGATGCCCCTCGTCATACTACTTTTGGTTCTGTTGCTGGCCGTGGTGATTTTCACACGACGCACGAGCAGTGCCGATCCAGTGGTTGATCCTAAAAAACTTCCTTCAGGTTCTTTACTTTCCAAAAAACCTGAAGAAGATTGTGCTAATAAATATGGTTCTGATTGGTCTAAATTTTCAATGACAAGTTGTAAAAAGAATTAGCCCTTGAGAGATTGGGCAACTTTCGCAAGATTGGCAGGGGACAGAGCGTTTGCAGCGGCTTTCGGAATAGGAATGACCGTTGAGCTCACTTCGGTGGCCCCACCGCCACCCTTGCCTCCCATCGCTCCCATAAAAATTATTATACAGCAGCAACAGCAGCAGAATAAGCAAAACGCAGCAACAGCGGCCACAGACCCAAACAAGGCGGTCAGAGGCCCGAGCAGAGCCGTTATAAGGTCATCTAGACCACCTCCTTTAGTAGCCGCCTTTTGCGATGCGCTGATATCACTGCTAGTTTGAGCCTCCGCACTCTGTATGGCGTTCGATACGGCGTTTTGTATACCCGTAATTACAAGTTGGGAAACAATATCTTGACTAAAATCCAAATTTGATTTTCCATCACAATTTCCTATAGTGACCGTCTTGGTATTTTTATTGAAAACAGTATTCATAATATTAAGAATTTGAGAGTCGGAAACATTCGTCTCAAGAGAATTTGTCACCTTATTTTTAAAATTAGTTACATTTTGTGAAGTTGCGGGGGCTGTCTGGAAAAAACCGCTTTTTGCTTGAGCATCCTGATCAATCTTAGCCATTGTCGATGAAACGATGTTACTGCTCAGCGCGGAGACATCGCTCGGTGAGAGCGTTCCGGTCGTAGTTTGAGCAGAGGTTATCCTTTGGGAGGCGTCGATATTACATCCGCCTGAAATATTCCCTATAGTCAAAGACAGATCGTTAATATTTACCCCAGAGGCCGAAAGAGACTGACTCTTGCTTTTGATAGTATTTGAAATGTTCTCATTAATTGTTGTGAGGTCTGTGGAGGTGGTCGATGATGAATGAGACCCACAGTCGCCTATACCCAAGGCACAGAAGCCTTCTGAACGCCGGTATATCTTTAATTCGGCCATTTAATATAAGTAAATAAAAAATTACTTTAAGAATCGGGCACTCTGTAGAGTAGTATGGTCAAGGTCATCTTCTGTCTTCCCGGGACGAGTTACGGTCGCGAGTTTATTACTGCATGGACTGACCTTGTGATGCGGGTCGCGTCGGACGGTCACGAGGTTGCCCTGGCTCAAAATGTCAACCCGGATGCTTGCCTGGGGGGCCGTGCGCCCTTTGACCAAAAGATGCCTTATGACGTTATAATGTGGATCGGTTCCAATATTCTATTTAAATACGAGAACTTTTCGGAACTTCTGAACAGTCCCCACGAAGTCACGGCCGGATACTATGTGGAGGATGAGCGCACCGGATTCGTGTCCTATATGACTGATTCGCCCGTAAAATTCGAGGACATTACGGAGAGTTCCGAGCGCTATCAGAAGGTTTCGTATTCCGGAATGGGCTGGATGATGGTAAAATCTGGAGTATTCGAGAAGCTCGAGTATCCGTGGTTCAGTGGTGGTCCGACCCCGGATATTTCATTCTCGAATTCACTCACCAAGGCGGGCGTGGATATTCACGTCGACACCAAGATGCGTGTCGGTCATCAGAAACTTGTTATAATTTAAATTCAGAAATCAATTCATCAATTGAAGTATAGTAGCGCGCGAGGTCCCTTTTGAACCGAGCATCCTGCTTGGCTCCTGTTTTCACGAGCCATGCAAGATTCGGCTTTGAGTATTTTGTTCGGGTCTGATTTTCGGTCGGTTTCCGAGGTTTCACCACCTTGGCCGCGGTCTCGACGGCCGCGGGACGCTTGTCTATATAGGACAGGGCCTGCATGACCGTATCGGCCAGGTCGTCCTTCTTTTTGTGTTTGTCAAAAAATGTTACCCATTCCGAATTGGTCTCTTCGATAAACTTTCGGGCTCGTTCGATCGAAGCCTTCTTGCGCTTCGTATACTGGGCCTTTCCGGCGCCTGCGACGTCCGGAATCTTGTGCCGGGCGTCCCATATGGTCACCTCCTTTTCCTTGACAAGAAAGTAAGTGTGAAGAAGATTCTCGATACCTTTCATACCTCTGTTCTTATCGGGCTGCTTTTCGATAATTACTGACTGGGCATCAAGTATCCAAGGTTTTTCATTCAGGTGTCGAACCATGCAGGAAAATACACCATCCGTGTGAAGCGGCGGCACCCCGCTCACGTCCCACTTGGCAATTTTACGAGTCGTCGGATTTATTAAACACATTGCTAAATTTTTAATTCCGCAATCGATCGATAGCAACATTAAAGAATATTAGTTTTTAAGGTTTAAGTAATGTCTAATTTAATTTGTTGGTGGTGCGTCCACGCATTGCCCGAGGGTATCTGTATTCACTTGCCCATAAAATATGATGAAAAAAAGAAAACCTACAATTCTATAGGAAATTTTTGTTCTTGGGCTTGTGCCAAGTCCTATGCGATTGATATGGGCACGACCCGCTCAGGTGAGATTTGTTCTTTTTTGGCCCTCATGAGAATGCAGTCCCTCGGTAAATATCTCCCACTAAGACCCGCTCCCAAACGCCAGAGTCTCGCCTGTTTCGGAGGCACGATGAGTATAGAAGAATTTAGAAGTTATAATGGTGACATCGAACCTCCAAGAGTTCATTATCCATTTGAGCACGTCTATGTTCCGGTCACCGAGACTATAAATACTAGAGCATCACTTGGCCCCGTGAATAAATTAAATACAAACAGTCGTCTCAAGGCGATCGAGGATTCTCCGGCCGAGAATGAAACCTTCCGGCTCAAGAGAAGTCAACCATTAAAACGGGCA